ATTCATCATTTTGTATTTGCTCCTCAACTTGGAGATCCAGTTCAATTTGGCACATATATCAAGGATATTGATTCTGCAAGTCCTCTATATCAATTAGACATATTCAATGGAATTGGTTCTAGTGCAGGTTCAACTGGTACCGTGACGGCGCCGTCACGCGTGACGGCATTGATTCCTGCACTATCTAATGCATATGGTGGTATCGAAGTCAATGGCAATCAATACTATTACTTCACGGATCCACAAGGATTTGTTGTCACTGGTCAGGATGTGTATCGATCTCTTATGACAGATCCATCTACAGTAATTGCTCCATCAAATCGTATCATTGGCGTAACATATGCGGATTATGAGAACAGCCTAAATGAACAGAGGTCATCGATTCGTGTGGTGAATCCGGCCTACATTCAGGCGTTCGTTAAACAATATCGAGATCTGATCAATGCCTAATATTCGTGCCAACATAAAGTCAAATACGGACAAGGCGCTAACGCCTTTTACGTATGTTCTTGATTCGATCTCTTTGACCAATCATCAAGGACAGAAGGCAGACATTCAGAATATCGTTACGGACTTTACGATCACGGAGAGTTTATATACGGCCGCAATGATCATTCATCTGAATGTCAAGGACATGGCCAATTTCATTGAAGAGTATCAACTTATCGGTCAGGAGACGATTGAAGTTGATATGGGTCGACATGAATTTACATCTCAGAATCGTATCAATGTAAAGCTTAAGTTTTACGTCACGGAATATTCGATGTATGGCCGTGGAAATCAGGCAAATACTCAAGCCTATACTATTGTTGGAGTTACTAAGCATGCTTACATATCGCCATTCAAACGTATTTCACGGGCCGTCAATGATGCCGTCTCTGTTATAATTCGAAGAATATTGACAAATGATCTTCTAATTGATGCTGAAAATATAAGTCGCATGGAGTTTACGACCGGTCGATTCAATGGAGTGCTTCCTCTAATGAATCCACTTGATACATGTTATTGGCTCCTTCGTCGAGCATTCGATCCAAATTCTAGGCCGTTCTTTCTATTCGAATCGATGATCAATGGGATACGCATGGAATCTCTTACATCATTGATTGATGATAAGAAGAATCCGATATATCGTACATATCGTGATGCAAAAATATATTCTAAGTCTCCTGGAACGGCTGAGTATTATAGAGAACTGGCTGAGCGTATCATAAACATCTCGTCGGATTTTAAGCTATCAAAGGTATTGCCGACCGTAAGCAATGGCGCATATGCGGCCAATAATCTATTCTTGGATTTGTCGACCAAGACAATTACGAAGCAATCTTTTAGTTACGCGTCGATCGATCCAGAATCGACTTTAAATAAACATTCTGTTCTATCGAAGAAGTTCGGTGTTCCATATGAGAACACGGCTCATGTTCTTCGAATTGATCAGACATATGATGCATTTACGGAATATCTGCCAATCAATTCATTGGCATATGCTAAACTACAACCTTATCTATCTAGCACGGCATCATCTCAGCCGATCGTAAACTACTCTTTAAAAGATACAAGCTCATCTTCAACATATGCTGGTCAAAACGTAGTTGCCTCTCTCAATCCTGCGGCAGCGGCTGCAGCATCAGCATTGGCATCACAATTCTCAGGATGGATCAGCAATCAGTTTGCACAATGCATATTAAATATCACGGCTGGAACTGGTGTAGGAAGCTCGGCTATAATCAGATCTAATGATGCGAATACTCTATATTGGGATTCTCCTTGTTTTGTAGTTGACTCAACATCAAAATATACCATCCTATGTCCAGATACATCATCAAAGACTTATCATGATCTAATGGTCAATCGTCTTGGCACATTCAATTCGGTCACGGAGACTCTTGATACTTTTGCACATGAGCTTGTCATCGCTGGAGACTTCAATATGCGTCCCGGTCGAAAGATTACTCTTGAGATTCCTAAGGCTATCGATTTGAAAGCATTTGATAAAAAGACAATGAAAGGTAATTTCGACAATACATTTGATCGCATAATCTCAGGAAATTATTTGGTCACTTCAGTCATTCATCAATTCGATGAAGAGTATCATTGTCGCATACGAGTCAAGCGAGATTCGTTGACATATGATTTGAATGAATCGTAATTTATATAAAAGCTAATATGCATGTTATACATCACAAAGACGACTTCGCATTAAATGGAGCAGGATTTCATTGGTTTCATGGCGTCATCGAAGACGTGAATGATCCTCTACAACTTGGTCGTGTGCGTGTGCGTTGCGTCGGCTATCATACGGATAATCGTACCACTCTCCCGACGTCTGGACTGCCCTGGGCGCTATGCTTACTTCCAAACACGTCGGCATCAATGGCCGGTGTCGGTCAGTCTGCGACGGGCTTGCAGCCCGGATCGTGGGTCATTGGATTCTTTCGAGACGGCCCTTCGGCGCAAGATCCGATCATCATGGGATCGATCGCTTCGAAGATTTCTACTCAGCCAGATAAGACTAAGGGATTCTCGGATCCTTCAGGCACAAATCCTACTAAACTCGGTGCGGATATTCCTATAGAAGCCGTCTATAGTTCTAAGTGTGGACCAAAGGACAACTTTAATCTAAGCCTCAGTTTATCATATATTGCTCCTGTCTATCCGTATAATCAAGTCATTAAGACTCGTTCAGGTCATCTCATTGAATACGATGATACTCCTAGCGCTGAGCGCATATCGCTCATGCATAAGACTGGAGCATTCATCGAAATCGATCCGTCTGGAAGAATCAACATATGCGGCTCTAAGATTAACTTAGTCGCACCGAGCATCTATCAAAACATTCGTACTGGCTCGATTGCTCTTAATACTAGTGGCGCTGACACGACTATTAGCTTTGAAGCGCTTCCATCAAGTGACTACGTGATAGTAATTGGATGTTCATCGACCAATGATAACTATATACCCAAGACTACCGTAGTCAATTCTAGCAGCTTCAAAATAACTCAGACTGGCGGTTCACATGGAAGTGGAACTTATTTTTGGGCGGCCATTCATCAGTCTAACACGGTTAACGGCTAATCATTATCACATAAATAGATTCAATGAGTTTCTCGGATTACAATCCATTACGCCCACGCAATGTCGCGGCCGTTCAGACGTATTCAGATTTGGACCTTCGAGATCCGTTCATCAATCCTTTGACAAATGATTTAACGCCTCTTACGGACATCGAAGCGGTTAAGAACTCAGTTCGTAATCTGGTGCTGACCAACTTCTATGAGTCTCCATTTGATCCATATAAAGGATCGAATACACGGGCTCTATTATTTGAAAATGCGGATGCATATACGGCAACATCAATAAATAAAGAGATTATGCGAGTTCTATTAGAGCATGAACCTCGAGTGAATGTGGCATCGGTTGATGTGATCGATCAGTCAGATATTAACTCATATCAGATCACGATTACCTTTAACGTCATTGCTCTAAATGTACAAGCATCATTGAATTTTTATCTCGAGAGACTACGATAACATATGGCACAGCCACTACTCAACGTAACGGAACTTGACTTTGATCAGATCAAGGCAAATTTAAAAGCCTATTTTCAGCGACAAGATTCGCCGATCAAGGATTGGAACTATGATGGCTCGGGGCTTAATATGCTCCTTGACGTACTGGCTTACAACACACATTATAATGCAATTCTGGCCCATCTGAATTTAAATGAGAGCTTCATCGATACGGCTCAGCTCCGTTCTTCCGTGATCTCTCAGGCTAAATTGCTAGGCTACATTCCTGGCTCTATTGGTGCCGCAAGAGCTACGGTTGTTGCAAGTTTCCTCTCGACAGGAAGTCCGGCTACTGGATCGACTCTAACTATTCCATCGGGCACTAAGTTTGGTGGTAGTTCTGCAAATGGCACATATACGTATATCTCTCAAGGCACGGCTACGGCGACATACGCGAGCCTCTCTTCAACGTCAAATGCATATACTGGTACAATCAATTTGATTCAAGGTGTTCAGCGTTCTCAGAGCTATCAGGTCGATAAGTCAATTGGCAATCAAAAATTTATCATTGAAGATCCATCGGCCGACATTTCGACTTTGGCGGTACTTGTATATGCAAATCAAAATGAAACTGCATATGCCATCTATAGTAATGTTGCGACTGAAATTGCAAATAGTAATCAAAATCTAAATGCCATCACGCCTGCATCTCAGATATACTATCTCTCGCTCAATAGTGCTGGAAACTATGAAGTGACTTTTGGTGATGGTGTCCTTGGCAAAGCATTGGATAATCTAAATGTTGTTCAGCTTAATTATATTTCCACGCAAGGTTCAGTGACCAATGGAATCGCCGCATTTGAATTGACCGATTCATTGATTGAGACGGGCGTAACGCCTAACGTTCCAATTGCTGAAGCTACTATCACTCTCATAAATTCGATTAATGGATCTGACGCCGAAAGCACCGATTCTATTCGATTGAATGCTCCTGCTTCGTTAATCTCACAGAATCGTGCCGTAACGGCAAATGATTACATTACGATATTAAAACAAAAATTTCCTACTACTACGGCCGTTAACGTATGGGGTGGAGAAGATGAAGTCGTATATGATCCGATCAATGCGGCTCAATATGCAGGAAAGGTGTTTATTTCGATCGTTCCTGCTCAAGGGCAAACAACGATTGGCGATGCTATAAAGCCGTACAAGGTGATGTCTATAACTCCGGTAGTCTATGATGCGGATTTTATTAATCTGTACATGAATATCAACTTCAAGTACAATCCAAACTTAACGACTCAATTGGCGACTACTCTACAAGATTCAGTAAAAAATGTTATCTCAGCCTATAATTCTTCATCTTTACAAAGCTTTACTGGAGTGTTTCGTTCGTCGAATCTGCTTCGTCAGATCGATACATCCAATCCGGCCATTCTGAATTCGGATATTCAGCTATCTTTCTATAAAACATACGAATTAAATCCAATAGCGTCGGCTACGGATGTTACTTCAGTCGCGACTGGAATCAATGCAATTCCAAATGCATTGGTCACAACGTATGGCAATACATTAGCCGGTTCGATTAGTCAAGTTACTTCAATGGTATCTTCGGATGGCATCGCGATAACGGCGCCGTCAATGACAAAGTTTATGCCATCTTCGAATTCAATTCAAGTTATTGGTTCATATTCAAATACTAGTCAGATCGTTACAATTAAGTCTAGTCCGGGTATTACGTCGGCTCAAAATACATTTACCAATCCATATCTGGTCGTCGGAGCTATTGTGACATCGAGTGGATTTCTTACTGGTACGGCTTCAATTACGGCAATTACTAATGTAGGAACTCTATCGGTTCTTACGATAAGTATTCCTGCATTAGCTACTGATTCAGCTGGTACGATGTACATCTATCCTCCTGCTGGTACATATTATTTGAAAGATGCGGCTGATCCTGAATCGACTACTACACGTCGTCTATTCATGTCATCCAATTCATCGACTACCGTATTAGATCCTAAGTACGTGTCATCCGGATCGGATATTAACATTGGTACGCTATATCCTTCAACTGGAAAGATTGAACTATATCGTTACTTCAGAGGTACGGTCACGTCGGCCGCTATTTCAGGTCAATCGATTACTGATACGGCATGTGGTGGTATGACAAGCTGGTTGACAGATCAATTTAAAAATTGTGTATTGTATTTCACGGCTGGAACCGGTGCTGGAAATACTCGTACGATTACATCAAATTCGTCGAATACATTATATTGGGATGTCAATACTTTGACACTCGACTCGACCAGCCAATACACGGTCATTCGTTCTTGCATCAATGGCACGACGACGGGCAATGTGAATATCTATTCTCGTCCGGCATCAAATGATGTGGCTCCAAGTCGTCATCAGCTCTTGAGTATTTCCTCATCCGTTGTTACGGCAACTGCTGATTCCTTTGCACAATCGGGAGTTCTAGGCGCAACCAATTATTCTACGTTTAGTCGCGATCCTCAATAATCATGACATCTACACTTGGAATCAATGACACGCAGCCTCGTAATCTAGAAGCGCCTAGATCTACGGAGCTCTTGCCTGAACAAGTGCGGATCACGGCTAATCGATTCATGGCACTCCTCACGGAGTACTATGAGTTCATGAATATTAATGCTTGGACTACTTCAACCATTACGCTCTCGACTAATTCAATTGTAAATGGTGTTATCTCTACCTCGACTGAAGTCATACCGACTTCATCTATTTTAGTTGGAAAGAGTGGTTCTGGACCGTCAAACATCATTTATTCAATTCTTTCTGAGCTCGATGTAGATCAAGTCAATGCGGATTTTCTTTCACATATTCAGGCGACGATCGCATCTCTGGTACCAGTGCCATCATATATGGCCTCACCTGCTGAACAGAACGTCGCACAGTATTACAAGTATTTAAATGAAAATGAGATAGCCTCTCTTCGTGCATTATTATATCAAAAGATTGTTAAGTTTTTCTATAACATTCGTGGATCACGATCTTCGGCGACTAGCTTCTTTCGTGTATTTTATAATGATACGTGTGACGTATATGACTATTCTGATTATGAGTCGACCATGAAGACTTATATTCAGGATTGGCTTACGTCATCCGGAATGTCTCTATCTTCTACGGCCGTGAGTGCAGGTTCTCTAGTGTATGGCCGTACTCCTATTCAGGCTTGGTTGCCATTCTCATATGGCATTACGCCATCGACTCCACAGACGACCTTTGATATTCCATATCGCGCAATGGTTCATCCGGTTGGATTTAAGTATTTTGTTCAGGCATCACTTGCTCAAGGAATACTCGATATATCTGAGAGTCGCATGACGAATGCTCGATATGATTATCAGAAGGCACTATGGTTTCTCGATTCAACTCAGATAGCCGAGTTTGCCAATTTCATAATTATAGATGCGGATGCTCTCTATAATGACGCATTTCAAAATACATCTGCATACACATATGCGGATTGGTCGAATATCGGTAGCATTAGCAAATTTGATGTACGTGTGTTATCTACGGCGGCTTCAGCTACCTATACACTATCCGTAGGAACTTACTCGACAAATAACATCGTGCCTGGCATGATTGTCACTGGAACGAGTTCTTTTGGCGCCACGTCTTCGGCTATAGTCGGATACAATAGTTCATCCGTGAATACCGTGTCTGGTACGGTTACTCTGACGACGGCATTAACCTCGCTCATTAATACTGGCTCTACAATTACATTCTCTCCATAAGCGATATAAATATCCTCAACTAAACTATGTCAGCCATTATTACACATCGCTTTCGAAAGAACAACGTGCAGAACGTCTTTGACGAGATGGTCTCGCCTAAGGTGATGATCTCGGGTTGCAATTCGACTGGCACGACGGTCACTCCTTCTGCTGGATATGTACCGGCAAATTTGCAGATCGGCATGGCCGTTACTACGTCATCTGGCACAGGAACGCTTTCTACATCGATGACGACGATTGTAACATCAATCTCGACTACGACCTTTCAGATCTATCCTCAACCGACCGTAGCGCTCTCTAGTGCATTGCTCTCGTTCTATTCGCAATACTATGTTGGCATTGGTAAATCAGATCCTTATAATGGCAGTCTCGAAGGTTCTGATCAGGCTCCTTTGCCTCCCATCGCTTCTCGAAAGTACGAAGATGATGCACGTAATAATCTAATTGCTTTGCAAAAAGTCTCGGT